GAAAAGGCTTGACAAAAGCCAAGCCATTTTCTAAGGAATATATGGAGGGAAAGTATTTTAGAAATTTAGTACGCAATAATCTGGTTGTACTGTCATTGTAAGTTCTTGAGCAGCGTTTTCAGAATCCCAGCTGTAATCACCAAAGCTAGCTTCTGTAATTAAAGCACCTTTAACGATCCATTCAGATACGATATCACCAACAGGCCCTAGTACGTTGAAAGTTAAATCCTTTTTATAGAAATCAGAATAACCATCTCTACCAGTTACTGATTCGTGGTGTAAACGAACCCATTCCATTACAGCTTGAGCACCACTTGGAGTAACAGGATCAAATAATGTAAACTGAATTGTGTTCCAAGTAGTTTTTCCTTTTACAAAGCGTTGTACATTAATATGGTTTAAAGCTACTGTACCTTGGGTAAGTGAAACAGCTCCCATTCCTTTTACAATGTAAGAAGGAAATCCATCTATATACATTACAAACCTATTCTGTTGCTTAGGTTCAAAAGCTGTGTAAAAAATCTCGTTGCTATTTAATACTGCCATTTTATGTTTTATTTATTATAAATATTCTATTTTTTGTTTTTTATGACAGGAATGTTGCTCCAGTTGGTAATACATTGAAATCTAATAGAATAAATTCAGCTGTTTTGGTTGGTTGTAAATAGATCTGACCAACTAGCTCATTTCTATCTACTACATCCGCTGTATTATTAGTTTCGTCCATTACTACTTTAAAAGCATATAATCCTTGTCTTTGTTGGATGCTTTCTAAGTAGGGGTTAACTTGAGTTAAGAAGCTGTTTCTTGTAGCAATTGAGTTTTGTTCAAATACTAAGTTATCTGAAACTTGAGAAATGTAACTCTTAAGTTCAATTAACAATCTTCTTACATTCACACGATCTAATGCACTTGAACGTTTCTGTAGTGTTTTCTGACCAAATACTACAACTCCACTTCCAGGGAATGTTGCAATTGGGTTTACATTTGCAGTATATAAGCTATCTCTATTTCCAGAGGTAAGTTTTCTTTCAGCTTTAATTACATTTCCTAAAGCACCTCTAGTTAAACCAGCAGGAGCAAACCATGCATCACTTGAAGCATCTGTAAAGGCATATACCCCAGGAATCATAGTTGAAGCAGGTACCCAAACTGTTTGACCAGCACCATTTAGAATTTGTAGCCATGGCCAATATGTAGCCCCATAACTTGAATCAAATGAAGCAGCTTTAGTAGTAATTGTACTTACTGTTTTATTATATCCATCTAAATCAACAACAGCAATACAATCTTGACGTGTATCTGCTAATGATATTAATGAGTTTACTTGTGTTCCATGAGCTGTGGTATTTAAACCAGGAGCTGTAATTAAATTAAATCGGTAATCATCTTTATTTGCTAACAAAGCAATTGATTCAGCGTAATCCGCAGCTCCAATTCCTTGAATGTTATCAGCATCTATATTTTCATTGAATAAAGCTGATCCACTAAATAAAGATCCTAAACCATTTCCAAATGCTCCGTTTCCAGCAGCAGGAATAGATCCGGTATATGCTGCTTTTGCATCACCATTATTATCAAAATAATCAGGGGTTGCTTGTGCTACGTTACTAACATACACATATCTGCTTTTATTTACGTAATTACCGTGAGATTTTACATAATAATCACTACCATCACTATCTACGCTATGGTAAGTATCTCCAATTACTCTAGCAATGTAGTTATTGGCTTTAGGATCTAAAGATACATTTTGGAATGTTTCTAATACATTCTTTTGTTTTGAACTATCATCTCCTCTACGAATTAGGACGCTAAAAGTCCCTGTGGAGGTATTTGAGCCTTGAATTTCATAACGAACATTATCTTTAGTACCTTTATCTAAAGTATTATTAGTACCAGTTGATCCTGAATTATTCATTATTGTACCTTCAGATAAGGTACTTAATGTAAAAGAAGCTGAGGTATTTGTGCCTGCTACTTCGGCTTCAGCTCCTGACCAGCTACCACTTTGTACTCGAGTAACTAGTAATGAAGTTCCACCTTGAGAAAAATAGTTTCTAGCAGAGGTTGCAGTTAAGTATTCATATTGTTGTGAACCACTGGTAACTGTATCTCCAAAAACAGCTTGATATTCACTGAAAGAACTAACTAAGGTTGGTATGCCTACTGGTCCTTTAATTGCAGGACCGAGAATAGCGGCACCCGCTTGAATAGGTTGTCCTTGGATAAATGATTGGTCAGTTTCTCGGGCTAATACACCAGGAGATAATAGAGTTTCTGCCATTTTATATCTTTATTTAAGTATTATTTTCTTATAAATATGAACTACTTCCTCAAAAAAACAACTATTTAGATGGTTCTGTTAAAGTAAGTTCGCCTGTTTCCAAATTAATATTCCCTTCTCCATACTTGTCATTTAATTCCTTTCCTAGTTCATTTTGTCTAGCTTGAACTTTATTTATTTCTACTAGAATTGATGCTTTCTGGACTTCAAGTTGACCTAAATTGTATGTTAAATTAGTAATGTCTCCTTGAGTAGATTTAATTCTTTCTAATTCACTTTCTTGCAACTTTA